TACAGCCGTATTTCAGATCACCCGACAGCAGCGGGTTGATCTCAACGATCTTCCACTGTGAATCTTGATAACGGATCAGGTCGAGCGTTGTTGGCCAGATCTCATCAATCTTTGCCGAGTTGATCCACACTTCTATCGCGTGCACCTGCTCAACGCCACCGCCTTCATTGGTGACCATTGTTTTGGTGACGGCCCCAGCGGCTTCATAGACCTGCTCACCAATGGTCACATCCCCAGTGGTCGGGTCATACCCCTGATTTACGCGGACGTATTCAACGCTGTTTACGCGGTAGAGATCGACCAGGCTATTCGCAAGAGGCTTCGCCCACTGATCCTGAAAGGCCATGGCTAGCTCCTCACCCTTAAGGCAACCTTACCGGCGCCGGTTGAGGTATCAGACCAACAGCCGAGGATGTCCACCAGCTGTGGATACTTCTGCAGGATCAACGGTGCGCTGGCATCAACCTTGGTCGAAGAGCCTTCCTTCACGTCGTAAAACTCTTGGCTAAGCTCGCCAAGCTGCTGCCGCTTCACCGCACCAAGCGTGCCACTCTCAACCGTGCCGACAGTCGGCGGTGTCGTGTGAAGCTCTAGCGCCAGATACGACGTGGCCTCAATGATCTCCTTTGGCAGCATGTCGCATTTGGCCTCGATGTCGCGGCATGTCGCCTTCGACCGCGGCCACTGCAATGCCTGCTCTGCGTCGGTGTCGTTAGTCGATGGCGTGCAACGCTTGCCTGCGTACTGCAGCATCTCAAGATTGCGAGTCGCGGCCATCAACGCAGTTTCTTTCTGCGCCGTGGTCAATGCAGACCAATTGGCCTCAAGCATCGAGCCCAAATAGTAATCATCAGCCTGAGCAACGCTGATGTAACTGGTGGCCGTGCTGCTTCCGAGAGTAGAGACAAAAGCAGGCATCAGACAAGCTCAGTGTGAGTGATTACAAAGCCTGCACTCAGCAGGTACTCCTTCATTTTAGAAAGGTCGATCCTTTCAACGTCAAACAGCTGGAAAATGCCTGACTTGTAGGCATGGATGCGGACCATGTTGACCATCTTGCCGAGGCTTCGGGGATGAGCCATCAGGCTAGACAGGCACAAAAAAGGGAGCCCGCAAAGGCTCCCCCGGTTGAACATTCCTCGCCAGTATGGCTCAGGCCACAAGCCCCCCAAAGGGACTGTTCACGGTCAGCTCCACCATTGGGATCAGGCGAGCGTCGCTGTAGGCAAGGCCCCAGTTGGTAGGAGTTGCCAGCTGTGCATTGGTCGGGCCGTCGATCGAGGCAGACCAAGTGGTGCCAGGGATGTGCATCAGGTTGCTGTAGTGCACAGCAACTGCATCCTGCAGCGATTGGATGTTGCGATCGGTTTCGATGCGCACAGGGAACTGATCGCCAGTCACCACGCTGCCGTTGCCGAACAGGTAGCAGACGAACTGCTCTTGCTCGCCCACGCCACCGCGGATTGGCATCTGGCTGTCAACGATCACCTGCAGGCCCATCATGAAGCCAACGTCGGACCGGGTGACACCGATACCGCCGCCGCCCCAGGTCACGGCGCCGGAGGCTCCCAGTGCAGAGGTGCTGAAGGTCAGAGCACCGACCTGCTCGAGGTATGCAGCCACAGTCGGGTGCATTGCGATGGTGGTCAGGCTGCCAGCCCGATCACCCAGCAGGTACTTGGCCTCGGTAATGTTGGCCGCGGTCAGGTAGTTTGCCTCAGACGCGCCGGTCGTAACCGACTTGTTCAAGGAGTTGGTGGCGTTCAGCGGACCGCTAGGACCAAGCAGACCAGTCAGCTGCGAAAGCAGCTTGGCGGTCATCTTGCGGTCCATGTCAGCAGCAAGCTGGCTGCGGAAGTGAGCCAGAGGATCTTCGCCGGTTTGATAACGGCTGAGATCATCACAGCTGAACATGAAGCCGCGGTACGTGTGGGTGGCGTACTGCGTCGAGGCGGTTACCTTCTGGCTGGTGAAATAACCATTGCCATTGGTGCCCCAAGTATCGCTAGAGGAAATGACTTCCTCGGTAGCGTTGATCGGGTCAAAGAATGGCACCTCAAGGCGGCTGCCGACAATGCCGCTAAGACGTGCATCACGCAGAAGCACACCCGAGCGGATGAAAGCAGAACGCTCAAAGATCTCCTCTGCCAAATAACGGGCAAAGGGAGCAGAGGTGGCTAGCCGAGTAGCCGACCCGATGTCAGAGGTAAAAGTTGATGCAGGGTTAAGGTTGCCAGGGAAAATGCCCATCGGTCTGTAAGGTTGTTTTTACGATGGCGACCCACGGGGTCAAGATGCCTGAGCTTTGAGACGTGCCGCAAGCTCAGGATTGGTTGCCTCAAGCTCCACGATCTTCGTGAAGTTCTTTGAGACGTAAGGATTGTCTCCACCACCAGTGGAAACAGGTGTTGAGCCACTGCTGCCCATTCCACGCGCTCCGCTGCCAGCGAACATGTATGCAAACTGGCTATCAGGACCCTTGAGGTTATTTAGGAAAGATCCAAGGTCGGTCTCGACGCCCCCATCGAGCGCAACCACGGAACCATCCTTCAGCCTCAATTTGTCCTTAAGCAGTGCGTACATGTGCTCTGACTGCTGAACACCGGCCTGCTGAAAAGCAGAAACGGCGCGAGCTTGAATGGTTGCCTGCTGATGGGCCGCGGCCATCTCTTCCTTCTCTCGCTGCAGTTGAGCAATTTGCTCCTGCAGCTGTGAGTTGGTTGCGGTGGCTTCCTTCCAAAGCGGCAGATACTCGCCTTGCTCTTGGAGCTTGGCTTCTTTCTGCTTCTTGGAGTTGGCTTGCAGCTCGGCAATCTGTCGCTGTAGGTCTTCGACGGTTTGGCCGACCTTTCGCTTCTCGCCGATCAGCTCGGCGTTTTTCGCTTTCAGCAAATCAATCTGAATTGCCAGGTCGTTTTGTTCAGCCACAGGCTGTTGAGCTTCACCCACAGGGTTCATCTCGGTGTTGTCAGACATACAGGGGTCAGGGCTTCAGGCGCTCCACAGGAGCTATTTCAGAGTGTAACCGGCTTGAAGCGCCCGACACCATTCGCGTCTCTGTTTATCAAATCCCTCAGCGCAACTTCTGGCCGCGTGCCGCTTCTTACCGCTTTCTGGAATCTCTCCGCACGAATGCTGCCAGCATTGCCGCCACCAAAGAACATCTGCTGAGTCGTGCGGTTCGACTGCGCCAAGAAGTCGGCATAAGTTGGCGGCTTGCCATCCTTGCCTTTGATGTCAGTCGAGACCCGGTAGAGCTTGCTGCCCTTGACCTTGAGTTTGGTTTTGTACTCTCGGCCAGCTGGTAGATCATCACGCGTTGGCGAGACCTGCAAGCCTGCTCTAACGTCTGCTGCAGTTTCAGGATCAACAGCGACGACTCTGCAGCGGCAGTTGATATGAAGCGGCCACTCCGGGGCATCGTTTCGCTTATCCCAGCGCTGGCCATCAAGTGGCGCGCATGTCGGGCATGTCTTGCTATCGAGCGCAGCAACCCACTCCCACTGCAACCCGCTTAACTGTTCCTCGTTGGCGCGAAACACCTCCTCGTTGACTTGGCGGTTTGCATCCTGAACCGCAGTGCGCGCGATCGCTCGCTCCTCGGCCAAAACGCGCCGCGTTGCCGTTGGGCCTTGAGTGTTCACATACTCCTCACCATTGCGCGTCGTGGTGCTGATGATGCCCTTGGCAATATCCTCGGTTGACTGGCCTTCAAGAATGCCGCGCGTTACAACCTTATTGATCACGTCCTGATTGGTTCGCATCCACGCAGAAACTGGGCTGTCTGGCGTCGCCGAAAACAGGTCAACCACGCGCTGGTTGTTCACCTTCGACTCAAGCGCAACACGCACGCTGTCTTGCACGTTCAAACTAGGGAAGCCGCGGCCAATAGCCTCAGCAGTTCTAACCTGCGCAGCAGGCACGCTAGCGCCAGAAGCCTCAAGCATCTTCACTGCTTCGGCCGCCATCTGCGGCGCCTCCTCAGCCAACTGCGTCTGTAGCTGATTCAAAAACTGTTGGTTGTAAGGCCCAAGCGCATCCAGAATCCGCGGTTGCAGTTCGCGCCATGCACGTTCACGGAACAGATCACCAGGCGGCGGCAAGCTGGCCACCAGATCCTGCACACGCTTCATCGAAGCCAGCAGTTGCGGCTCCAATGCCGCCACCACCTTTGCCTCACGATTGGCCAGTGCAAACGCTTGGCTGATGAACAGTTTCAGTTGCTGCTCGTTCACCGCTTAGCCTGTTTGTAGCCATAGCCTACGCATGACCCGCTACACCTACATCGGCAAACAGCGCTTCCCGATTGAAGAGAAGGAAGCACCTGCGCCTGTAGAGCAGCCCAAGCGCCGCCGCCGTTCAGCCAAGACAGAAGAGCCGACGCTAGAAGTCGAGGCCACAGATGAAGTCGATTGATCTGATTGCAGACTCGGCCATCGGCACATTCGTTGCGCTGATGGCCGTTGAAGTGTTGGTGAAGCCAATAGCGATCAGGGTTGGCCGCTTTCTAGTGCGCAAGGCGGATCAGCGTTTCACCTGGATCCCGGACTGGCTGCACAAGGGACCGATCGAATAGACCTAAGACGGCGCGCCATCAGTCGGGATCAGCAGCGCAAGGATCACCGCAATGTAAGCATCGACGGCACGCTGTAGATCGTCGCTCACTTTCTGGCATGAAGGGTTTGCGCTTGCAGAAGGTTTGAGCCTTGCCAGCTTTGCGCATTCGACACCAGCGAACCAAAACACACTGAGTTGAGCGATCATGATTCCGCCAAGCATTATCAGCAGCAGCTGCCGTGTCTTGATCACCTATTTCGCCTGCTATCAATTATGTGCTCCAACCCAGAAATGCGAGATTCGTGAGCCTGCAACCTGTCGTATATCTCCCGCTTGTTTTGGCGTAGATCTGCGTGAAGATCACCCAGCTTTTCGCTCAGGCTTTCAACTGCCACCGTCAATCGCACCACAGCCTCGCGGGTTTCACTATTGCGACGACTGAATGATGTATAAGACAGTCCGACGAAACTCAAAGACGCGCCAAGACCAGCAGCAAGCACCTCGATCATGGCCAACGCCTTTCCCCTAAGGGTAACGGTATTGACGTTTTGCTAAGGCCGAGACTAGCTGCTGCGCTTGGCTTTACGCTTGCGCTGCTTGTCCTGTTCGCGCTTGGCCATGCCTTGATTTAGGGCAGTGCGAGCAATGGCCGCGATGGCAAGGCGTACCTGAACAGATGCCGAGATTGCCTTTAGGCCTTTACGCAACAATCGGCGGCCTGTAACGCTGCAGTATTGAACCGCGGCCTTGGCAACCTCACTAAGCTCGCCTGGCCTCTCAAGCCGCATGATCAGCAATGGCAAGGCTAGAAGACCGATAGCAAGAAAGAGCAAGCCCATCACTCTTCAGGGTTCACTTCCTCCTCATTCTGCTCAACCTCATCCTCCTCTTCTTGCTCTGGCTCAGGTTGCTGCTGAGGCAACATCGAAACCATCATGCCGCCGCCACGCTCCTGCTCGGTCAGTTCAATCTCCCGCTCAATGTCGATCTCTGGCAGAACCTCGCCTTTCTTGAGCATCTCAAGCAAGGTCTGATGGGTGATCGCGCCATTGCTCCAGAGTTGCATGTACTGCTGGATCTGGCCCGAATCTAGAACCTGCAGATCAAAATCTCGATCAAGCATCACCTCAGGCGCTTCGATGCCGATATAGGCGCCTGCCATGTCCATCGCCATCTGCAAAGAGTGCTGCAGGTTCTTGCTCACAATGGCGATAAGGCTGTCAGAGTCTGTACGCGAAAGGCGCTTACTCTCGGCCGTTTCGCCCGCCACCTTCTGCGCAAACAGCGTGCTGATGCCAAGGTTGGACATCTGAGACTCAAGCTGACTGATGAATGACTGCTGCGCATCGAACGCCGAACTGGCAGGCTCGACGTAGCGGCCATCTCCTTCAGGTGGCAGCATGATCAGGCTGTTGGCCGACAGGCCGATCGGGCCAGACTCATCGAAGCCCTTGAGCATCAGGATCGGCAACGCAGCAACATGCAGGCTGTGGCACAAGTCGGCCACTCTTTGCGCGTGGCTGATGTTCAGGTTGGCGATAGGCAGCAGCGGCGGCTTGCTGATGAACTCCGAGACCTTCTGGCTATAAGTCGGGGCAAGCGGGATCATGCCAAGGCTGCTCTCGCCTTCTTGGTGGATCACCCAGCCTTCATCATCATTGCCACGGCGGTAGACACGCCAGCGGCCAGCCTCAAGCACGCGCACCTGACGCACAAGCTCATCACCGAACTCGCCTAGCGGTTCGCTCACCACCTCGTTGATCCGCACCATCGTGATCGGTGCTATTGGGCTGTCGCCATCCTTCCGCCAGCCAAGGATCTGCTTGGCGTCAACGTGGATGAAGTACGGCCGCAAGCCGAGCATCCGCTCTGCAGCCAAGTTCGGTGCAGGCTCAGTGCTCGGATAATCGACCATCGTTGCAGCGTGGCCATAGAGCAGGCTGCTGATCACAAGGCGACGTGCGTAATCGTCGATCGTGGTGCCGTAGCCGTCAACGTTCTCCGCGAAACTTTCCCAGAACGGGTCAACCTCGCCAGCCTCATCCTTGCTCACTAGCTGGATTGGCTTGCGCAGCAGCAGACCAGCCGCCTGCTCAGCAATGCGAGTCGTGAATGGCGAAAGCGTTGCGTGATAAATCCGTCGTCGCCATGTCTCCTCATCTTCCTCTGGCTCTCGCGGGATGTAGGTATCAGCGTGCAACCGCAATGCCTGCGTGCCACCGACGCATACATCAATCGGGAACCATTGCTGGCTCATCTCCAAAACCGGACCCGCCAACCAACTTGGATCGTTGCCAGGGTTGCGCTCAAGCGTCGGATCAAGCGGCTCCTGGCCGTTGAAAACACCTGACGGGTACGGATGGTGGGTCACTTCTTGCCCAGACTGCGCTTTAGGCCAGTCTACGTTTCAGGCACCGCCAAACTGGGGCAAGCATTATTCACAGCGATGAATGATTGGCACACTGCTCGTGAGTTTGCTGTTGAAGCAGCTAAGCGAGAAATCATGCGCTGCGATGACGTAGAGAAACTTCGGTATCTCTGCTTCAACTTGATGCTTCAAACTGAAGCACTCAAGGAGATGGTTGGCGACATGCTGCTGAATGGCTAGCGCAGTCTGCGCCTGCCAAGCATCTTGCTTTTCTCGCTGATGCGCCTTTGGATCTGAGCGCGATCACCGCTTGCTGTTTGCCATGGCTTCACTTGGTTGAATGCGCCAAGGATCAGGTAGCCAAGGCCATCAGTCCAGTGCTCGATACCTGCCGACTTGTCGATCACGTAATCCTGGGTGCCTTCTTTGTACGTGACGTTCTTGAGTGCCTTGATCGTGTGCTTGCAACGCGGATGGATGAATAGACGAATCTGACCGTCAGCCGTCTTCACCATCCAATTGGTGCTGTTGATCTTGTCTTTTACGGCCCAAGGGTGCTTGGGACTGATGCATTGGAAGCCATAGCGGCGGATGATGCCGTGGTCGGTTTCACCTGCTGCGCTGGTCTTGCGCGCTGATCCTGTCGGGTCTGGATAGGCGACTATATGGCGACCGGGGAATCTAGCTTTGAGCATGGCGCACACCTCATCGGTGTTCGACTGCTTCACAGTGATCTCATCCCAGACATGCAAAGTGTCACCGACACGACTGCCCAAAACGCCAGCCATGACACCAACGTTAAAGTCAGTTCCCCAATAGATCTCTCCGCCGATGTCTTTGACTTCTGCTGAGATGTTGTCGTCGCTGAAGTCGGGGTAGACACGACCCGAAAGCGTCTCGAACGAGGCTAGGTATTCCTGGCGGAATGTGCGATCGTCAAGTGTGCGCTTGGCCGCGGCCACCTCTTCTGGCGGAACGTTGCCGCCTTCGATCGTGGTGAAGCTAAAGGTCTGCCAGTCTTCTTGGTCGTGCGCCTGCTCCCAAAGATCATGGAACCAGTTGAGACCTGCTGGTGTGGTGATGAACCAAGCCGGGCCGCCTTGGTCTGACAATGCAGGGCGTAGCACCATCTCCCAAGCTTCCTGCTTGACGTAGGCGGCTTCATCAATGATCAGGCTTGAGAGGCTCACGCCACGCAGGCTGTCGGCGTTCTCTGCACCCTTGAGTTGAATGCGGCTGCCATTGGTCAGCTCAACGGAGAGTTCGGCCTCGTTCTTTTTGGCAAACATCTCGATGGGCACCATCTCGC